AAGTGGTACACCTTGTCGTTGGGACGCACACGATCATTCCAACGACGGATCATGGCTTCATCCATCTCATCAGGATCAGTCCATGGACGCAATTTCACTTCAGGATCGTCTGGGTGTGTGAACTTGCATACACCAGCGTGTCCAAAGTGTGTGTCACTGACTAAAAATACTGCTGGCATATCTTGCTCCTTATACTTGTTTTTTCTTCTTCACTCGTCCAATGCGATCAGCCTTGTTCCAATCATATGCAATGCCATCTGGGCATACGCCATTGCTCACTGCATCAACACCAAAGCGTCCGCATATTTCAAAATCTTTTCCGTGGATCACCACAAAGGCATCCAGGGTTTTGGCATGAGTCATAGCGTCTGCTAGTGTGGTAAATTCTTGTTGTTCTATTTTGTACATTTCCATATTATAGCATTTTGGAAATATTTGGTCAAGTACTACTTATTACTTACTTCTTGCCAGGTATGATCGCCCATGTATCTTACCTGCATTAAGTACTGGTAATCTTCAGGAATGCCAGTAGACCAATCGGTTGGACCGTTATGTACTAGCAGTGTCTTTTCATGTCTTTTGTGCTGAACCAGCCAATAGCATTTGCCCATTACAAGTTGAAAATTGTATTCTGCGGCATACACCGCATCAGTCACGTCAAGTCTGCGTTTGATATCTTGAGCTTGTTTTTCTAATACTGCTACCAACTCCATGATACGATCATATTCTTGCTGGGCATACATCCTAGCATGATTGATCATTAGGTCTTTTTGTTGTTCGACTGGAACTAGATCAAACTTGGGACCCGATGTGCTGGTAGCATATGGTGTTACATTGCGATTAAAAAAATGTACTAAGGTGTTGCCAGTAGTGACATCAAAACTATCTCGACCCTTGGCGCTGTTTGATTGCTCAGAATCCCGCATGGTCCTTGTGACGTCGACGAGGTTCAACATCTAGAGTCTTAGTAAGATATTCGCGACCAGTTTTTCCCTCTTCAATTTCCTTGAGAGTGGTCAACATAACACCATGTTTGCAATTCACACGTGGACGATCACCACGGCTGATTTCTCTTGCTCTACGACTAGCAATCAAGATTAAATCGTATCTATTGCCCACAGCCTTGACTGCGTTTTGGCTAGTTAATCCTGCATATTCTTCATGTTCTAAATCAGTCATCTTGGTCCTTTGTTGTTAATCCGTTTGAGTGTTTGTCACGCAACTGTTCTAAATCTTGGAACAGCCGTTTTTCTTGTGCTGTTAATCGATCCTTGTGCGTCTTGCGTGGATTACCGCACAAGTAACAGGCCGGATTACCACAGTCCATTGCACGATGCTTGGCATAACGATGTGGCGTCTTGATTTGAGCACCATGAGCCTGGGCAATTTTTACTTGCCTGGATATGGCCACATCCTTTTTATGCCTGCGTTTTGAATTTAGGTATCTGGCTAAATCGTTACTCACAGTGATCCTTTGTGTTGTTCAACAGTATACACTCTATACAGTACAATGTCAACCGTTTAGAGCTTGATACGTTCGAGTCATATCAGCACATGTGTACATTTGGTAACTGTTTTTTAAATTCTCAGGCATGGGTATCTCGTCAATAGGCACACCAAATTGTTCGGCTACTTGTCGAAAACTTCGAGTTTTACCAGTTCCGATATTGAATATACCACTAACAGGCCTTGTGAGAAATCTCAAGTGCATGGCCACAACATCTTGTACAGGAACAAAATCTCTAAGATAATTTTCACTACCTTCAAACACCCGTATTCTACCTGTTTCTTGTGCTTGTTTTGCAAATTGATGATAAGGACTTGCCTGTGTACCTTTGTGATCTTCTCCGGGACCGTACACATTGAAATATCTAAAACCTTGTACCGTGTTACCACCTTGGTGTCTAGTATGATGCCGCTCAAACAAATACTTGCTCCAGGCATAGGGTGTGCAAGGATCGGGCGGAGCATCTTCGTTAAAAGTACTAACCAACCCATATACACTGGCTGAACTAGAGTATTGTAAATTGACCCCAAATCGTTTACAGTCATCAAACAGTACGACACTAAAATCATAGTTTTGAGTAAACACTCGGTCCACATCACGTTCGGTAGTTGAACTGATTGCACCCATGTGTATGACCCAGTCGTAGTCTATCACTCCTGGACACGGTCCGTCCGCCCATTCAAATGTATCAACCTCATGTTCCATTCCGTTAAGAGCCTGTAACATATTGCTACCAATAAATCCTTGATGGCCTGTTAGTAATATTTTCATTTTTGACTGTCTCCCGGTAACACACGATAGTTGTCTTCTACTGAGTCCGGGGTCGACACTTCAATGATAGTGCCCTCTTCTAAACATATCAGTTGATGCGGTTGCAATGGTCTATTTCTCCAGGTAGTGCCCGGTTTAAGTATTGCATCATGCTGGCTGGCATCATTGGTTTCAATGAATACTACCTTGAACAAACCATCCAATACATACCATGATTCATCCTTCTCAGCATGGAAGTGCATGCTGAATCGAGCACCGGTATTGAATTTCATAAGTTTGCCACAGTACTTGTCGTTAGTGGCCCAAATCAATTCACTACCCCATCCCTTTTCTACATATCCTTCTAATCTCATCGGATTTCCTCTAACGCAGGTGCATACACACCAAAGTGTTGTACAGTGACCGCACTGGCTCGGATTGCAAATTCTATTGCAGATTTCATACGTTTGGTCACCAGGTATTGATAGGCCAGTGCTGCCAAAAACGTGTCTCCGGCACCGGTCACATCTGAAACTTCTACGGTAACACCTGGATATTGATGTTCTGCACCATCTGAATAGTATACAGCACCATCACCGCCTTGTGTCACGATCAAATCAGTACAGCCACTGGTGATACGACTGTGTTCAAGTGCATTGATTTTTACAATGCATCTATCTAGTCTTGCTAGATCAGTTTTTTTGGTATCCACAAATACAGGACCAGAAAAATTCTGTTGTATTTGTTCTAGAACTTCATAGGTCACTGTGCCTTTGTTGTAGTCGCTCACAACCACGGCATCATACTCCTCAAAGATTTCGTTGAATACTACAGCAGGCTCAGATTCAGCATCTGCGTCTATTCGCACTATGTGTTGTTTGCTACGCTGATCAATCAGTCTTGTTTTTACAGATGTATTACCGGTAATAACACCAACTGCACAGCCTAATCGTTCAAGGTTGGCTCTAACATTGGCAGCCATGCCGTGACGTTGTTCTTCATGGCTGACTTGGAAAATAGGAACAGGTGCTTCGGGACTGAGTCGATCCACTGTGCCGTAACGGTATATGTCCAGGCAGGTGTCACCGATTACTAATACTTTGAATTTTTTCTGTGGTTGAGAATCCATCTATTCTTTCAAAAAATACAATGCTTGAGCAAACTTCTGATCCCACAATAGCACGATCGCGATAGTCTGATCCTTTGACCATTATAGCACATTCTGCAACGATGTCAACAAGTTCCAGATCAGAATCAAATATCCTAACCTCATCTACCGAGCGTAGATTACTCAAGAGTTCTTGCCGTTCTGCTTGTGTATTTACAGGACGGCTCACGCCCTTCAATTCTTTTACTCGTCGATCAGAGTCAATGGCAACCACAAGATGGTCTCCTAGACTCCTGGCATACGTCAACAATTCTAGGTGTCCGGAATGTAAGATATCAAATGTGCCGTTGACTATGATTCGTTTCATTAGATCTCTTCGTAGTCAGCTTTGAATCCACCACACTCAGGGCAAGGAAAGTCCTCAGGAAGATCTTCCCATTTGCCTTCTGTTTCTTCATCGTGTACATGACCACAAATTACGCATACGTGTTCCATTATAGTGCCTCCAACTTTTGTTTGTAAAGATTTGCGTGATGTTGCTCTACTCGTTGTAGTGCGGCAAAACGCTTTTCTGCTTTGGCCAACACAGCTCGGAACTGTTCAGCATGTTCGCGGCTTTCGTCAATTTGGTGCTGTGCTTCTCGAATAGCAGCCTCGTTGCCTTCGTTGTGCGCGGCGTTTTTCATGCGTGGATACATGTAAGTGAACTCTTCAGTTTCGCCCTCAATGGCTTTTTCCAAACATTCTCGAGTGGTTGGCTTGCCAACAAGCAATTCCAAATGTCCCCAGGCATGTTTGAGTTCTTGATCTGCTGTGTGTTCAAAGTGTTGGGCAACATCTTCGTAACCTTCTTCGCGAGCAATACGTGCGAAGTAACGATATTTGATGTGAGCTTGTGACTCCCCAGCAAGTGCGCTTTCTAAATTTTTAATTGTAATTGACATACATTCTCCTTATTAAGTAGTACTATTATATATTATAGTAACAGCCTAAGTCAACGGGTTTTACCATTGTATTTTTTAATGATAGTAATAGATTTTGCCTGGTACCCCTGCTTGGATTCGAACCAAGACCATGTACTCCCTTTTGAGGAGAGTGACTTTACCAATTTGTCTACAGGGGCAATAAATATTGTATGAAGAACGATCCAGGATCAGTAGCACCGTTGTATAGAGAATTTTCTACAGAGCCCTATGAACCCCAGGTTCACGCTACCACTTGTTGTGTATTTACATTAGATCCGTTGTTTATTGCCGCAGATTTAAAATTTCAACTTACTCCGTTATTGAACGTTAATCATCCCGAGATACTTGCCGTTCTCTGACCTTCATTCCAAACCAAGTGCCAACAAATGCACCTGCCAGGGCCGGGATCAAGGCCCAATGGTCAGCAGTATAATTGATAACTGCTATACTAGCAGTAAATGTCACAACCATGCTCCAAAAGCTGGCGTGCCAGGGTCTATCATTCTGAATCGATTTTACAAAATACACGTAAATCAAATCAGTAAAGAATACTGCAAAAAATGTTACTGTGTATTCTAACATTTATTTTTTCTTTTCCAGTGGGGGTTCTTTGGTCTTGTCAAGTTCATGTGGCTCGGCAAATCTAGATTGGTTTCCCCAGGCTGCCCAACTATCCTCAGTAAACAGTCGCACAGGTTTCCAAAAACGTACAATAATATTGTTAACCACAACAATACCGATTACAATCGAAATCAATGCTATCATTGTCAAAATGCTACCAGCTAGAAACGTTGCGGCGTGATCCATATCCATGAGTGTGTTCCTTATATGAGTTGGTTGCGGGGGAAGGATTCGAACCTCCGTCTTTCGGGTTATGAGCCCGATAGTCTACCACTGACGTACCCCGCGTTGTATTATAACTTATTTACAGCTGATTGTCAATGTTTTCTAAAACATAGTCAGCAAATGCTTGATGTGCTGGTTCAAAAAAATGTCCCCAATCAGTATGGGGAAACTTTTGTTCTAAGCACCATTCGCAAAATTTAGTAGTACCAATTGGCCAATATCCAACGTCGATAGTGCCTGGTATGCCCGCAAAACTATCAATGTTTATGATTTTTATATTTTGATTTTTTGCCAACATATTAACTGCAAGAATGTTTTTGAGTTTGTTTAATCTACCGCGCTGACCATCGCTTTCGTATGTAATCCAATATTTAGAAAAGTCAGCGTATGCATCAGCATCGGATATCATGCCACCAAGACGCTGTCCTTCTAGCATGACATGATTGCGAGTCACATTATTTAAAACAACATTTCCGTGAGTTACTGCCAACCAACGTTGTTGTTTTTCATACCATATTTCGGTTCTAGAATCGCCAGTCCAACAAGCAATCACAATGTCATCTTGATCTAGTTTTTGGCTTTCAAATATTCTAAACATAGCATCATTACTGCCTCCAGATATGGCGTGATTGCGGACTTCATATCCTAGGGCTTGTGCTATTTTAACTGGATAACTTTTGGTATATCCATACTCTTCTAAATTTTGTGATGATGGTAAATTCAAGCCTGGCTCTTTGTATATTTCGGCACCAGCCGCATGACTACACCCTAATATCAATGCTTTTTTCATAATTTTGGCGGAAAGTATAGGAATCGAACCTATGCACCGTTATTCACAGTGATGGATTAGCAATCCATTGCCTTAACCACTCGGCCAACTTTCCTTTGTTTTCCAGTGTTAGATATTTAACTAAGTATTTTTATGGTGCCAATATTCTTATTAACTTACAATGAACAGGATTCTTTTGTAGAAATTTACAACGACCAATTTGTACGAACTCACTTCGGCCCCAACAACATACATTTTTATGTGTTAGACAATGGCAAGCAACCAAAAATCGAATCTTGGTGTCAACGCCACGGATACACATACTATGCCAGTGAATACAACATTGGCAGTTCGGGTGGCTACAATTGGATTTTTAAAACAGCATTTCGACTTAGGTTACAAGCGGCTGTATTAATGCAGGCCGATGTTGAAATTACGTCGGCCTGGCCGCTTTTGTTTACCTATCAACTTACTAGAGCGTTTGGAACGACACATTTTATTACTTGGCCACAAACTTTTCATCACAGTGATTATAGTGCAGAAATATCTTATCATGATCTTAAATCAAATTTACCAAATTTAGGAAACCTTGTGGGATTTGATCCGATTATGATGTACCACAAAAATTGTTATTTTGATGAAAATTACGTGGTCACACACTGTGATGATTTAGAATTTTTGTATCATATGCGTACTAAAAATATGAATGCTGTCAATGCAATTTCGCTATTGCCTGGTGCAGTAGAAACAGCTCAACGATTTGTATTGCCTGGCACCGAAACTCGAACTCATTCACACGTGATAACATTTAATAATGAAGAAATAAGAATACATCATGTCAGCCAATTTTATGAAAGTCATGATCCTTGGTTAGCAGTTAACAAACCTTATTACGATCTTATGTGGGAACAATCACAATGCCAAACAAGAGCACCGTACGATCCTGCTCGGTGGCAACAGTTTGGATACCCTGCTTATCCAGTGCAACACGAACTTGATCGGTTTTTTAAACAATATCCAAAATTAACACATGGAGCGGAATAGCGGAATCGAACCGCTGACTTGAACTTGGAAGGATCTCGTTTTACCATTAAACTAATTCCGCATTTAAATTGTTTGCTTTTTAAATTCTTCCTCGGCTTTTTTGTGCAAGACAAACCATCTATTATGAATTAAATTAGCATATTCATAATTGTAATCTAATTGTGCATAATCTATTAATTGTTTATACAAATTCTCACTCAAAGTAGGCGCATAAAGTTCAACCAAATCAATTAAAATTCCGTTGATACTATTTGCTAGTGTTGTTACCTCAGCAAATCTCTGTTCACAAAGGTTAATAAACACTTGTTCGTTCACACCATTGAAGTCTGGATTGATTTTTTTTATATAACAAACTTGGTAAAAATTTATCACTACTTTCTATAAAAATATTTAATTCATTAAATTGAGCTAATTTGTTTTGCCATTCAAAATCATGATCTGGGTGCATGAACATTATAAATCTTTTTAAATCATCTCTCCATATCCATTCATAATCCAACCAATTTGAATGTGTTCTTTTGAGTGGGTATATACTATTAAGAATATAATTTACTTTGTCTGTAATAGATTGAAAATTAAAAAAATTAAATTTTTCATCTATTAATAATAACCATCTTAAGTGATTACCGCCGGCTCCCCAAGGAGCCCAAATTGTTAAATTACTCATCTATGCTCCGAAAAACTTGGCGGTCCCAGGAAGAATTAAACTCCCGCCGTGAAAGGGCGGCGTCCTGCCCAATATGTGGTTTTTAACCAAGTTTGGTAAATGTGGTCAGCCATGGCTTGATGCTGGATCAAATTTGGTTCAATCCCGTTCAAGATACCATCACGATCCTGCACACTTGCATATTGTTCTCTAGCCAAGGTCCATTTAGGATCTTCGTCCATAGCCCATTCACGGGCTTTGTCTGCATCCATCTCTATATGAAACTGCATGGCCAGATGTGGCCCGATAGCAAATGCTTGGTTAGCACAAGCGGCTGAACCAGCCAGGCGTGTGGCACCAGTGGGTATACTAAAAGTGTCGTAGTGCCACTGTATCACGGTAGAGGTAGGTGCGGAACCAAACCACTGTTGTGTTTCAGGAACATCCTCATATTCAATGGGTTGCCAACCTATTTCAGGTTGCGGTGATATTCCGATTGTGGCACCTAGTGCTCGAGCCATCAATTGCCCACCCAAACAATGTCCTATGACCGGACGATCCAATCGCATGGCTTGTAGTATTAAAATTTCTGCTTGGCGATTACTCAGCAAGGGATCATTAGCACTCATGCCACCACCCATCACAGCCAAGGCTGAGTAAGGTTCTATGCTGACAGGAAACTGTTGCCACAACCCTGCATTGCGTGTCTCATGCGGAATATCGTGTTGGCCCAACCAGGTCACAAGGTATGCAGGACGCTCGGGTGTTTGGTGTTGTAGTATTAAAACAGGTTTCATTGGGATATTTAGTCAGTAGAAACCCGCCGAAGCGGGTCCTGGTGATTTCTGTTACGAGGTATTTCCTACCCTAGGCTACTTTACGCGGCCAATGCGAACTGTGAGTCGTTAGCGTTTACTTTTTTTGCTTGATTAACGGTCATCGCCTACCGTGTTGCCGTCGCTACTATCTAGCTCAATCGATCCTGTGTCATCCCCACCTAAATATACTGTATACACTTAGGTGGAGATGCCGGGCACTGCCCCCGGGTCTTGAACTCCTTCGTTTTGAAGGGATTACAACAATATTTGTATTATATATTTATTTGATCAACTTGTCAACCACCACGTCCGGTAACCTTGCGCATGGGCTTACCACCAGGTGAGGGTGGTGCTTTGCGTTTGGCCGCTTTCTGTTGTGTCTTGCTTAGTTTGGCATCAGGTTGATGTATGCCTTGCTTTTTTGCAAGTGCCTCTTTTATCTCTTCTGTAAAGTTTTTGCTCATCGCGTACTCCTGGTTGGTGCCTTGGGAGGGAATCGACCCCCCAGTCAAAGGATTATGAGTCCTCTGCTTTGACCGTTAAGCTACCAAGGCCCATGTGTATTATATAGTAATATTGTTGCTATGTCAAGCGATTAACCACGTAGTACTACGTTTTAATTCAATGCTTTCTTTTCCATCGTATTCAGTGATGCGAAACTCTTCACCCTGTGGCACCCACTCAACTATTAGGTGTGGTAATGCGCCTAAAAAGATAGTGGGATATTTGAGTCGGATGTAGATTTCTAATTTTTCCATTTGCTCAGATTCAACATACTCCACAATAACAGGATCAAATACCAATTCGGGATATTTAGTATTCCAGGTATACCAGCCTGCACCAAACTCTGGGCTGTACACCACACCTACCTTGCCATCTTGTATTAGTTTATTCATCTTCCATACTTAATAAATTTTCCCATTGAGCTTTGCGATCCCAATAAAACGGCACCCATTTTTCCTTGTCAACAAGTGTTTTCAAATTGATTAATCGAGTGTTATCTAATTTGAAAGGTAATTTATGTAATAAACATTCAACCAGCCAGTTAAGATGTACAGCAGGTGATGGTTGAACTTCAGTTTGTCTAATGTTATTGTATTTAGGTTGAGTACTGTACTCGCTCATGCCTGCCCACGGTTTGTGCCATGCCCAATTTGCATCTGTTAGTGTATTTTTTTGTGCCAAAGACAAATACTCAGGAGAATACGTAAACATATAATAGTATTGAATATTATTATTGTTAAAGTAATTTTTTAATAACAACATATAATTATAAGTTCTCAAGTTGGCTTGAGTTTCTTCTATATAAAAATCGTGATAGTGTGCAACTTCGGATTGTGTGCTACTACTACTCAACCACCAATTATTATCTCCCAACTTAACTGTATTTTGTGAATACACAGGATCTGTGTTAATAATTGTATTCCACCTGGCGGTGTTGATTAATTTATCTAGTCGGCGAGGACTTGCCCATTGCATAATAAAAATTCCGTCAGTAGGTGTTTGTAATGCCGCATTAAGCAAAAACTCATTGCCTGCACCAATACCAGCAGTGTTTACTACCTCAACTTTGGGATAAATTGCTTGTAATAATTGCGGCCACTCCGGCCATATATGCCCCATGGCATAGCCATCTCCAAATGTATAGATTTTTTTTATATCCATCTAGTGGGGTATTGTTCTGCTGGTACGGGCATGATTAATATACCTCTTTAATAATTTCAAATTCAGTTTTGGGATATTTTTCTTTGAATTCTTCAGATTGCACAAATTTATTAAAATCTGTTGCAGTAAAGAATACCCTTTTGAAAACACTTTGCAATTTTCCCTTTGGGACTATTGTCAGATAGACGCTTGTTGCTTTGCCTGCCATTGTGGTTCCTTTAGTTGGTGTTTAGTCTGCACGGCTCATCATGTATGCTTTAATGCCGAACTTTTCCAAAGTTTCGGCATAGGCACGGGCGCCAGTTTCTTTCACATCCATGCTTTGTGTAAAGCTACCACCGGGGTTCCACAAGTCCAAGCCACCTGAGTAAGATTTGCGGAAGCCCACAGTTTTAAGAGCACGACCTAATTTGGTACTGGCTTTGACAGGTACGTTGACCCAGGCAAAACCACAGTAGGCCATTTCGCCATGTTTGGCAACAAAGTCTGCTTCGGCTTTACGAGCGGCCTCTGTAGCAGTATTGTGAACGGATTCAATGTTTTCGAGTGCAATCATTCGGGGCTCCTTGTTTGTGTTTATGTCCATATTATAGCATTTTGGGAATAATCGGTCAACCAATTACTCACCGTACTCGTCAGACTCTGCGTAATCTTCTGATGCTTCGCAAAATATTTTCATCCAATGTTTCTTGGGCAAGGCATGCAACAATTCAGGAGTCACATAACATGGATTTTTGAGTTCGTATGTTTCTCTAGCACGACGGGCTAACTTTTGTATTACTTTTTCATAAGTTTCAGCAACCACAGGGTCAGCCAACATGTCCACATATATTTTTTTCTTGCTCAGTTTGAACTTCTTGAGCATAACTGGCTCCCAAGTTTGATCATAGTCGCCGTATGCAATGTCCTTGCACACTTTCTGCAAACTTACTGGGGTTACCTTGATTGTGTTTTTTAAAGTTACTTGCATTCTGGCTCCTGTTTTGTTACTGTATGTCCATATTATAGCATTTTGGGAATTATTGGTCAACCTTTTTGACCCGTATATCTGTGTTCAAAACAGGTGTATACTTTTGTATTAATTCCCGCTCCAATTTGTGTGCCTGGGCTTTGCCACGTACAATGTCCACGATTGCAAAATTCACAGCCCGCTCGCCGTTTGTGCGAATTGCTTCGTACAAGTTCCAACTCTTGCTTTCAGTGCGACTGCGGTAGATGTGCTTGTTAACACGGCTCTGCAGGCTCATGTTAATAGTACGCTGGGTTTTAGCGGTAATACCAATGTAGTACTCTTCCCCAATTTGGAGCATGTATACTATATGAGTGCGATCTGAACGTTTCTTTCTTATCATGTGTGTATTATAGCATTTTGGGCATTTTTGGTCAACCAAAAAATACTACTACAAAAGTACTACTTTTTATGTACGTTCAAGATAACGCAAAAAACGGCTCAAATCCCCATACATAGCATACATCATGGCTTGTTCACTTCCGAACAAATGCAACACAGGAGTTTTTCCCGGCTCAATATAATATGGACAATCCAATTTCCTGCTCAACACCAACAAGTCGCCCATGCGAAAAATTTTAGGAACTGCAAACCCATGCGAGGCAATACCGTATTTTCGAAGCATATCATATCCACGTTCAGTAAGTCTAAGTCCATCTTGTTTGGTAAAAATCATCCACCAATCAACAAGAGCTTGTTCGTAGGTAAGGCGCTCTTCCGTAGGAAGAAATTCTAACAGTTTAAGAGTGATTTGTTTTTTACTTGACATCGGGGTACACTTGAGCCCCTTGTGTCAAAAGCACGACTGTGAACTTGTCGGTCTTGAATTGTGTGTTGAGTTTACGTGCCAAGTTTTTGGCATGCCCGGGATTTGAAAAGCTGACCTTCTTGTACTTGGGTCCTGGGTACTGTGTCAGCATGTTAGATGTTTTGAGATTGATAGGCTTGTTGTCGTAAAACACCGCCCAAACACCTTCAGAGGCCAATACTTGTTCGGTCTTGTAGGTTTGTTTGTTTGTGTGCTCGATTAATACATTAGGTTTTGGGCGGCTCATCGTTATCTCCGTAGTTTATTTATCTAATAAACTAGGGGTTTTTGAAACCACCGCCACTCAATTCTACCGTAACAGTTTCTGTTTTGGATGCTGTTAATTGTGTACGTAATACTTCAAGAGTCAGCAGTAACTTAGTGATATCACTGTGTAAATCTTTAGCATCGCGCATGTTCATGATGAAGTCCCGTTGGCCACGTGCTTCATGTGCTTTGATACTATCAACAAAACGATTTATATGCAGGCTCATTTTATATAAGGTGCCAATTCAGGCGGTGTCCAACCTTCTGGCTTGAGCACTTTACCATCTTCACGCTTGCGAACTTTGCCTGTGACTGAATCAATTTTGGCCAAATTACTACGCATGACTTCGTTCCAGGCACCTTCGGCATCCACACCCAAACTATGGATAGCACCCACAGTGACCACAAGGATATCAATCAATGCGTCAAGGTCATCATGTTTAGTGTTGCTGGCAATAAGTTCGTTGAACTCTTCACTGATAAGATTACAATATAATTCATACTGTTTCTCATTAAACTCGCCTACAGACTGATCGCAGGCTCGCATAAATGTTTCTTGGTCTTTAAATGGATTGGTCATATTAATCTTGTACAAATAAATTGGATTGGCCACCCGCCTCTTCTCGTGACTGGAAAGGGCCTTGGTAAGCAT